TTTTTAAAACAAACACTAATTAATTATGTCTAATACTTATACCTGAAGTAGTTGGCATCAATAGTGACGAGACTCTAACGCTAGATTATGCAAAACTTGTTCCACTGCTAACAGCAGCACTTCAAGAAGCAATCGCAAAGATCGAAACCCTAGAAGCAAAAGTTACAGCACTCGAAACAAATTAAACAAAACACTAATTAATCATGGCAGACACTTACACATGGGATATCTCCCAACTCGATCGTAAACTCTCAGATGGAGTTGTTTATCAAATTCACTGGGGATATACAGCATCACGAACAGTAGATAGTAAAGATTATACTAAAAGATCATATGGATCACTTGGACTAAAAACTACACCAACACCTGATCCATTGATCCCTTATGCTGATCTAACTAAAGATAAAATCATTGAATGGCTTACATCTGAACTAGATGTAGATTCAATGAAGACTAACCTAACAGCAGGTATTGATCTACAAGTTACACCTGTTGATGGATATGGAGTGCCATGGTAAATAAAGCACCAGAATCAAAATTTAACGAATTACATAATATCTTGACTGAAGAACTCCTCTCTCGCATTAGGTCGGGGGAGGCTTCCACTCAAGATTTAAAAGCTGCTATTGATTGGCTTAAAGCTAATGATATTAGTGGCGTAGCTTATGAAGGAAATCCTCTTGATAAGTTAGCACATATTATGCCTACTATTGATCGAGAACTTGTTCAAACTAGATTGAATGGAAGAGGATAAAAATCTAGTTATAACTGGTTGTCAAAGAAGTGGTACAACAATTTATACTAAGATGTTGTGTCATGATTTAGGAAGAGAATTCATTCAAGATGATCAATTCTATCCTAATATTGAGGTATGGAAATCCTTTAAAGATCGAACTAACTTAGCTATTCAATCACCCTTATCTCTATATTTATATCTAGATGTCTATTATTATTTTAGTAACATACATTTCATTGGTATGAAAAGAGATAAGGAAGATATCTTAAATAGTATAAGAAGAGTTGATTTATTTAAAGATTATATAACTAATGATTATGAAGAATATATCAATAACCATGTAGATCATATGATATATCTATGGGATAGATTAAAAGAAACCTTACCTGAAGATGCATGGTCTGAAGTTGAATATTCATCATTAGAATCTCATGAATTATACATACCAAAAGAAGAGAGAACAAACTTTACACTAAGGCAAACTATGGCACCAAAACCAGTTAAGAATCCAGGTAGGACAGCCAAGTTCTATCGAAAGAATAAAGCTTCAAGAGATAAGCATAGAGCAGATGAATTAGCTAGAGGTAAGACTCCTGCTAAGAAAAAGTATCGAGCTGAACTTAAAGCAGAACGAGTTCGTAGAGGTATAAATGGGAAAGGTGGATCAGACCTATCTCATAAAAATGGAAAGATTCAATCCAAAAGAGAATCAATTAAAGCTAACCGTGGTCGCGGTGGTGCACGTAAACGTTAATTAACAAAGGTAAAAACAAATGGCTGAAGGTAAGAAAGCTCCAGGTAAGAAAACTATCCGTGGAAGATTGGGTAGTGGTAGGACAGCTGCACAGATCAAGAAAGGAAATGCAAGGCGAGGTGAAAAGGCACTTGCTAAGCGTACAGAAAAGATTAATTCTAGAGAAGGTCTGAGTGATAAACAGAAGGCTAATAAAATAGCTAAGGCAACAAAGAATATTGCAGCTAAGACAGCACATAGGAATGTTAAAACTGATGCCATTGCTAAGCGTAAGAAGCAGGCAGCAAGGTTTGATAAGAGAGCATCTAATATAGAAAAGAAACGCTCTAAAGGTGTTAAAGGTTTCGGTATCAAGGCAGCAAGTGAGAAGATGGCTGCTATGGCAGAGAAGCGGAAAAAAACAATGAAGAAGACTAGAGCAACAATGAAGTCTTCTAGAGCAGGTCAAATCGCATCATCTAGTAAGAAGAAAGCTGCAAATCTTACAGCTAAGGATAAGGCAAGGACAAAGGCTCGTAGAGCAAAGAGAAAAGAAAAGAAAGACGAGGATTGATTAAACCTTAGCCCCTTCGGGGGCTTCCTTTATTATTATGGAAGCTATTAAAAGAGCAGGCTTATCATTCTTAGATAGATATACTATTCTAGGTTATGGTAAAGAAGATAATGTATTCAGTGATACAGTAGAGAATGTAAAAGAAGGTGTGACTGATGTTGTTGATAAAGTTAAAGAAGGTAATGTCATTGGTGCAGCTGTAGACACAGCAGACGCTGTTGTTAGACACCATCCTTCTACAAGTAGTGCAGCTAAAATAGGAGATGCTGAAGATGCATTTGCACATGACTTAGTAGGTAAGAATGTTGAAAATCTAACTGGTATACCAGCACCATTAACTGCAATTGGTGTTGGAGCTGTAATACCAGGTGCTGGTGAAGTTAGACAATTAAGTAGATCTCTTAAGGGTTTATCTAGACTTCCTGATGGCAGGATACAATCAATAAGAGCAATGCAACGTGGAGGCTTAAGTATGTTAACTAAGGGTCAAGAATATGTGGAAGATATGGTAGAAGGTCTATCAGGACAAATGAAAGCACAAGGTAGATTTAGAGCAACGAGGATGTTAGGAAGAGTTGGTAAGCAAAATCAACATAGAGTTAAAAAGGGTGGTATTCAGACACCACTTAATAAAAACGATTTCTATGAAGGTGGAACAGCAGAAAGAAAGAAGTTTCTAGACAAATTAGCACCATCACCAGAAGCTCACCATATCTTTGAATTAGATACAGCTCAAGGAATCTTTGAAGGAGCTAACTTTAAAGAAGCAAAAGAAGTGGCTGATCGATTATCAAATTATAGAAACCTTCCTGTTAAATTTGGTAATCAGAAAGGTAATGCAGCATGGATGTCTAAAGCAAATCATCAAGATCCAGAATCAGGTATGCATAAATTTATGAGGGATAATGGTCTTGTTAGTGAAAACTATAAGTTACCAAAGAACCCTACAATTGAAGATAGAGTTAAATTAGCTGAGAGATTAGTTGATGATATGGCTAGTACAGGATACTTTGATGAAGTAACTTGGAGAGCACTTGGAGCTAGGAGTCTGAAAGACATGCAACAGCAAAGGATGTCCCCAGCTCCATGAAACTACCGTAATTAATTATGACACTATCCGATTGCTATTACTGTGGAAATTCTGCAGATACTAAAGACCATATAATTCCAGTTTGTTGGAAAGTAACTAAAAGACCTAAGAAAGCTACTGCTGTTAAATACTGCGGAGAAACTGTTGACTGTTGCAGAGAATGTAACAGTATGTTAGGATCAAAAGCTTTATTCTCTATACCAGAGAGAGCTGATGAAATTGCTAAATGTTTAGAACGTAGATATAGAAAAGAATTGAATGCTGCTTATTGGAGCGAAGAGGAGCTAGAAGAACTAGAGGGAGAACTAAAACAAACAGTGAAAGCTAAACAGTTTCTAAGGCAGGAAGTACTGGAACGTATCAGGAACGCTACGAGCGTAGCCTGTGGGCTTCTAGAGCGTGCCTTACCCCTATATACCTTAAATTAGCTCGATGACTAAAAAACAACGCGATACAGGCGATTCTGGAGGGAGTGTATTATATGCCCTCCAAGCGGATTTCAAGCTATTCTTACAAGCACTATGGTCACAACTTGAATTACCCTCCCCAACAAGAGCACAATACACAATTGCAGATTACCTTCAACATGGTCCCAAAAGACTTCAGGTACAAGCTTTTAGAGGAGTGGGTAAGAGTTGGATTACTGCTGCTTTTGTTCTTTGGACTCTCTTTAATAACAAAGAAAAGAAAATAATGATCATCTCAGCTTCTAAAGAAAGAGCAGATAACATGTCTATCTTCCTTCAGAAGCTGATTATCGAAACCCCCTGGTTAAATCATCTTAGACCGAAGTCTGATGAAGCTAGATGGTCTCGTATCTCTTTTGATGTTGCCTGTCCTCCACATCAAGCACCCTCTGTTAAATCAGTCGGTATCACAGGACAATTAACAGGATCCCGTGCAGATCTTATGATTCTCGATGATATTGAAGTCCCTGGTAACTCTATGACTGAACTCATGAGAGAAAAATTACTTCAGCTTTGTACGGAAGCTGAATCTATCCTTACTCCACATAATGATTCTAGAATTATTTACCTTGGCACACCTCAGACTACATTCACCGTATATCGTAAATTATCCGAACGTAATTATCGCCCCCTCGTATATCCATCGAGATATCCGAAGAAAGAAAAGATGTCTTCATATGAGGGGGTACTTGCCCCGTCGTTGCAAGAGGATATTGAACAGGGTGCATTACCATGGGATGTAACAGACCCCGATAGATTCGATAATGACGATTTAATGGATCGTGAAGCTTCCATGGGAAGATCTAACTTCATGCTCCAATTCATGTTAGACACTAGCTTATCAGATGCAGAAAAATTTCCCCTTAAAATGGCAGATCTCATTATCACTTCTGTCAATAATACTACCGCTCCAGATTCAATCATCTGGTGCTCAGACCCAACCAATATCATCAAAGACGCCCCAGCTGTTGGATTACCTGGAGATTATTTCTACTCTCCAATGCAGCTCCAAGGAGAATGGCATCCTTACACCGAAACAATCTGCTCAATTGATCCGTCGGGTAGAGGTACAGATGAGACAGCAGCAGCTTTTATCTCCCACAGGAATGGTTTCCTGTACTTGCACGCAATGCGAGCTTACAGAGATGGGTACTCCGACAAAACACTTCTGGATATTCTGAAATATTGTAAGAAGTATAACGTAACTAAATTATTAATAGAGACTAACTTTGGCGATGGTATTGTGGCTGAACTATTTAGAAAACATATCCAGACAACGAGACAACACATTGATGTTGAGGAAGTACGCGCTAATGTACGAAAGGAAGATCGAATTATTGATGCTCTTGAGCCGGTTATGAATCAACATCGCCTTGTTGTTGATAGACAAATTATAGATTGGGATTATAAATCTAATCCTGATGCTGCTCCTGAAGAACGTCTACTATACATGCTATTCTATCAAATGTCTAGAATGTGTAGAGAAAAAGGTGCAGTTAAACATGATGATAGATTAGATGCACTCGCTCAAGGTGTGAAGTATTACACAGATGCAATGTCAATCTCTGCTAATCATCAAGTCTTACTTCGTAAACAAGAAGAATGGGCAGATATTGTTGAATCCTTCCTGGATGATCCTCAAGCAGCTACTGATCATATGGTCATGGGTATGGATCTACAGACCAGAAAAAGAGCAAGACAAGAGAAGACCAAAACCCAGACACCAACTTGGATCTGACGGTCACCACCTTATACAGGGGATGAGAAGGGTGGACTCGCCTCTGTGGGGAATGGTTGCATCTAAACGACACAACATTCCCCTTTACTTATGTCCTCTTATTGGACATCTTTAAAGTACTGTATAAATATGTACTTAATTACACTCTTACCCTTATATACATGCATACCGTATCATATATTCATCACACAGAAGAAGGTGATTCCCTACTAGCCTATATGGCTAGAGTATCTAATCCAGATAATCAATCTAATACTAAGACTAGTCCTAAATTGATTAAATATCTGATAGATAATAAACATTGGTCCCCTCTGGAAATGGTCTCCTTATGCGTCTCCATAAAGACAACTAGATCTATCGCTCAACAAATAATTAGACATAGATCTTTCTCCTTTCAGGAATTCTCTACTAGATACGCAGAAATTAAAGATCCTCCACTAACTCCAGCATTGAGACGACAAGATACCTCTAATAGACAAAATTCAATAGATGATCTCTCAGAACATCAAAAGGATTCCCTTCAATTATTAGTTGATAGACAACTCCAAGAATCTTATGCTCTCTATAATCTACTCCTAAAAAAAGGTGTAGCTAAAGAATGTGCTAGAGATGTCCTCCCACTCTCTACTCCAACTAGACTCTATATGCATGGTAATCTTAGATCCTGGATCCATTATTGTCAACTTAGATCTTCTAATGGTACTCAACATGAACATAAACTTATAGCAGATCAATGCTTTGATATAATTAAAGATTGTTTTCCCCTTGTCTATGCGAGCGTCAGCGAGCTAACGTGATGCTATCGTATAGTACTTATAATTACTTATATAACCTGTTTACAGTTCTAATAATGAGCTGTATTCAGCACCCTTCCTACTGTAAAGATCCTCATGTCTGGTTGACACCCTATATCAGCGATTATATCCAGTATATCTATTATGAACCCTATAGATCAGAAAAAAGAACGCTTGAAACGTCTCCATAAGGCTCTACAAGACGTTAAAGCTGTTAATGGTTCCCCCGATATTATTAATTCCATCCTAAAAGCTATAGAATATGAACACTCAAGGAATGACAGCGAAGATTGAGGGCGATAATCCCCTTACTCAATCTAATCTTAACCCCTATGATTATCCAATTAAAGATGTCCCTAAAAGAACTGTCTTTACAGATCTAGAAAGATCAGAGCTTATTAATATCTTCTTATCTGCTCAGGATGTTAATACCCAATTAGAAGCTATAACTAGGACTTTAGATGGTGAATTGATTCATCAGATTATGCTTGATAATAGAGGAGTAGAAAGGAAGCGTATTATAATTGAATATCCTCCTAGATCCTGATGAAAAATAATATAATTTTGTCTGCCCTATTCTCTATACGAACCGGCTCCCCCTCCCCCCTTGCCCCCCTTAGTGTTTCCATATTTTTTCTAGATGGTACAG